CCTAACGCAACAGATGTTGTACTAATTGCAGCATAAGTGCTATCAGCAGGATCAACAGTTGTGTTAATTAAATCAAAGACTCCTAAAATATCTCCAGGATTTATAAACTTAGGTGTAGTTGTAAGAACAACTGTAAATTCAGTATCGCCTCCAGTTACAGCTTCAACTTCTAAATCAGTATCTATATGACGATATACATTCCATGTTTGCTTATCGTTACCTACCCATATGTAGGAATCTTTCCTACAATCTGCAAAATTAATTGTTAAAATATCATCATATGTTCCAACAATAAAATCTACATCTTCCGGATTTACATAACCACTATCTTTTGTATAACCGTTTGTAATATATTTGCTAGGAAACGGTTTATGATCGTAGTTTTCAGGTTTTAAATAAACCTGGTAAGGTTGTATTCTATAAATTAAATCCTTTTCGTCACCCTGCACTCGTTGTACTAATTCGATAGGTTGTGGTGCTAGTCTAAATTGTTTTTCGTCTAATAAAAATTCAACTTCGTCAAAACCTTCTGATGCACCATATTGGCCTTGTTTAATTGCCCATTCTTCATAGAATTCTAAACTATCTTTGTCGTCACTTGCTAGTGCATCAAACAATTTAGTCAAAGCATTCTTTGAACCTTTGTCAGCGATGAATCCTTGATAGAATTTATACTGGCTAACGTCATCATTAATAATATTTTCTAAATATGTGCGCTTTTGATATCCAATTAAATGCTGTGCAAGACGCTGTTGCTCTGTGTCAAAGTTATCACTATCTAAATCATAGAAATCTGCAAATTGATTAGTTTTATATTCAAAGTTAGGTAACAATACAGGACTAGGTTTTTCGTCAAGTCTGTTCCAATCTTCTGACTCAAATGTTTCTGTACCCGGTATTTTATTTGTTGCAGTATAATAAAATTCTTTATACTTAACAGTGTCACCTATTGAATAGTCTTTCCAAGATTCCCAATCTGTAACTTTTGCATCGTCATAAACAAATCCTGGTATATTTAGACTTCCGTCCCAATCAGTGGTTCTATAACCTAATATCTTTATGCGCTCTTGTCTATATCCAGGTTCTGGGTCAAAGATCACATCTCCAAACACAGTTCTGTTGTCAAGTAATACTACATGTTCTTTTTGTACTAACGGTAGTTTTAGACTGTAAATACCGTCTGCGGTAGTTTTTGGACGTAGAACAAATTCATTACTATTTTGTCTGCCTAATGTTGTAAATTCTTCTACTAACTTTTTACCGTCAGCTTTTAATAGCGTATAACCATAAAAGTTGTCAAATATATTATCAACAATAGAATATTCTGTTTGTAACTTCAACTGGAACGCTGCTGGACTTAATGTAATTACTGTACCTGCTGCCCAGTTTTGTGTGGTCCAGAAAAGGAATTCTTTACAAGATGTTCTCCAATTTGCTACAACTGCATTATCACTGTCATAATAATCAAACACAAATCCTTTTGTTTCTAAAAACTTTTGATATCCTAATAAGAAATCTACTACTTCTTGCACAGTTTTTAAAACTGTTCCGTACGGCATTTTTTCAGTTATTTTTGTAAAAAATGTTCTTCTAAAAGTAGCATCTCTACCTCCTATTAAAGGTAAAGACGGCATTCTTTCTACATTATCTGTATCAAAACTTGCCCCACTTGTAAAATTATTTTTTGCTCTATAATATGCCCCGGCATTTTCGATATTTTGACCTTTAACATAAGTTTGGCCTGGTCCCCAGGTAACATACTTTTCTGTAATACCACCTACATTAATTGTAGGATCATTTTCTAAGGCAATTGGTTTATAGTAATCAAAATAAGGTTTTGTATTATCATAACCGCTAATTTTAAATCCGTTAGTTCTACGCTCAATCAATACGCCACTATAAGAAAGTGTTTCTACAGGAGAACTTGTATTTAGGAAAATTTTATAGTTTTCATCTGGAACAAAAACATTACCTTGATTTAGAGGTGTTCTACTATCTAAAATTAGTCTAAATTTATTCTTTTCAGTGAAACCACCAACTTTAAAGCCCATTTGGTTAGTAATCGCAACTATATGGTCTTTATAAGTTCCGTATGGTCTTGTAACACTTGCTGCCATATATCCTGCAACGTAATTTATCAACCCAGCTGTAAATATTTGAGCGGTATCTTCTACAGTGTTAGGAAAAACTAAATCTTGTAATCTAATATGATTGTTTGTTTCAGTATAAATTATTTGCCCGGCAAGATTTTTTTTCTGTCTAATTCTATCAAAGCCTGTTGCAAATACTTTATGTGGCTGATTTAGTAACCAACTAGCAATTAGTGCAAAAGGAAACTCTCCGCTTCGTCTCCAGGCAGATTCAACTGGTGCTTCGTCACCGTATTTAAAAATATCCTTAATAGTACTAGAAACAAAGTTTCCTGCATATCCACAATCATTCGGACTTAATAAGTTTCCTGATTCATCAACAGGGATAAAATTAACTAATCCAGGTCTTTTGTATTTCTTATTAATAGAAAATTTTTGTCCCGGTATCCTTATTACACCGTTTTGCAAATCTTCCCACATAACAATGTTATCTTTGGTGTAAGGAGCAGGACCATATTGTTCTTCCCACCATGTAGGTTTAATTTTAAATCCTAGCATTTCCCATGGATGGGTATGAGGTCTGTCTGTATCAAAGGCTTGTTTATAAACTCCGCGCCAAAATCCCGGCAATGCATTACCATTTGGATCTGTCATAGATGCATAGTTAAATGTAAAACTGTTTGTCCTTTGAAAAAACTGATTGTCTGTATAATCGTCATCGACTAATTGTAACCACTGAACAAAATCAGGAAGCATTGCATTATCTATTTGCTCTTTTGTAAATGTAGTATCTCTAAAAGTACCACCTACATAAGATTCAATGTCAAAGATAGTAGGATCATACTTTACTTTAATGTTGTTATAAATTCTTTTTTCTAATTCAAGAATAAGATCATCTCTAAAATCGTTATAGGCAACAAATTTACTTCCGTCATGGCCTTGAATAATTTCTGTAGGTTCAAGATATGTGTCATCCAAATACTTAACGGGTTCGTAAGCAGGATATAATCCTAATTTTGTAGGAGTAGGCGGTACATATGTTCCGTTTGTTGATTCATATTCATAAATTGTAACAACATCATCTATTTCTTTAGTAGCTGTAATAATAGCAAATCCTTCACTATTAAAAGTGTAATCCTTGCCATGTATTAATTGCAAGCCATTTATGTATATTTGTACTGCTCTTCTGCTTGGTTCGTCTAATGTAAAAGGTTGAGACAATGCAAAAAACTGCTGTTGTTCATCATATATTTCGTAATCTGTTCTAACTGATGCACCAATTGCAAACATATCACTAAAATAAAATGGCATACTGCTAATTTTATCTTTATTAATACTAGCTAATATTCTATCAACATGTTCTTTGACAGGACCTTCATATCCTAAATCATTTGCTGTTTGTAAAAATAATCTTTTAAACTTGCCGTATTCTCTTCTAGCATATCTTATAGACTTTAGCATATTACTATCTTTGTCTAACAAACTGTAACTTGCTAAATTAAATGGAGAACTGTGTTTTAAAAATCTTTTACCGTAAATGCTTACAGGACCTACATCTCTTAAGTTTCCTGCACCTGGGAACTTTCCGACAAAATTATCAAGACTTTCTACTATAGAAGCAACGTGATCATTAACTTCGCCAAGTGTAAATTGCGTAAGATTATTGTTTAAAGGATTGCGCTCAAGATTTGCACTTATTTCATAATGTCCTATTTCAGTTTTTGCAGCTCTTGACTTTGTTTTAAATAAAATTACATCATCAATTGCCAAGTCATTTACAAAAATTATCTGTAGTAAATTATTAGGCGAAACTGAAGTTGTAAAATCTGTACCTTCAACTTGTAACTTGTTGTTTAAATATACTCGATACCATAAATCAGTTAAACTAGCACTGTTTTCATAAACATCTATGTCGTATGCTGTTAGCGTATTATCATTAACGTACTGCCTAATCACAACCTGTTCGCTAATTTTTGGAGATTTTTTCCAGCCGTTTTCGTAAGCAAATTGCGTTCTAGTTTTATATTTCCTGAGATAACCAATATCAGTGTTTTTATAAAATAAATCATTTCCAACTTGGTAGTTAAAAGAATCTTTTAACAAATCAAAGTTAAATGTTATATCGCCTACGTTTTCAATATTTCTGTATGTTATTGGAAAACCTAGTTCTGTATCGTTTTGACCTGCGCCAACTGCATAACTAAAAATTTTGTTACCTTTAAATGTGCTTGCTTCAAAAATAGTTAAGTCATTAAAGCTGTTACCAGCTTCGTCAAACATTTCAAATAAAGGAGCCTGATTCACACTAGTTTTAGTTTGACACAATTTCCATTCTGTACCATTGTAGTAGTACATCAAACCTTTTGAATCTGTACCGTCTTTAACTAGTACAACTTCATTTTCTAAAGGTTCTGAGTCATCTACTTCAACTAAAGAAATTTGTCTATTAGAGGCTCTACCAGTTCCATCGGCAAATGTTATGAAATTAACTTGGTAAATTTTTCCTTTAACTAATATATCAGTATCTGCTAAAAACAAAATGCGCATACCGTCAGTAATGTCTATACCATCAATATTATATCCTTGACTTCCTTCTATATCTGAAAATACATCAAGTGTATATGTATCAACTAAATCGACATCTTTTTTGATCTTAGTTCCAAAATTTTGTAACTTTATACCTGCATCAAACTCTATAATTGGGCGTTTTGCTCTTTGCGATTGATCTACATCTACCGGAACCCCATTTATTTCAGCTGCTTTTTCTATTACACTTCTATGGAACCATCTATTGTATCTGCTCCACAAGTTTCCATCAGCACTGCCTCTGTTTATTACAAAGTAATCTTTTACAGCAGGATAACCAATTGCTTCATCAAATGGGCTTCTATCAAAACCGTCTCCGTCAAAGGGGATTAATAAGTCATCTGTAAATGAACTAGCAACGTTTAAGTCTGCTTCTGCAATTAATCTAATTTCATCACCGACGCCATCAACGTAGAATTCTCCTTCAGCATATGTTGCCGGAGTTACTTCTCCTATAAATTTAACTTTCATTCCATTAGAAAGAGCAAATCCGTCACTTGTTGTATAAGTTTTTTTACCTACTATTTCAGTCTCTACATCAATAAAACTAGCTTCTTCGATGTTTGCAACTTTGATTAGTCCTGCAACATTTATATCATTATCTGCAACATAATAAAGTACGTCAGGTGTTTCTGATGTTAATCTTAATTCAATAACACCAAGTTCTACATTTTGTGCTGAAATTCCAGAATCTAAATCAAAAGCACTATCAAGAGTGCGCTTGGTTCTTATAGTAAATGGTAGGCCTTCTGTGTTTATTTCAAATCGATATGTTATACCTCTATACAATTTTAAACTAGGATTTTGTGTTGCACCATCTGGCGTAAAAAGATATGCATTATTATCTAAGTTGTCTGCAAGTTCTACTGTGTATGTAGATACAATATCTATCGTCTGTCCTTTAACAGGTATAGTTTGCGGACCGTTTGGAAGCCAATAGTATTCACGGAAGTTAGTAAATTTATCCCAATCAATATGCGGGTTCCAAGCATAATATTCTTGGCTATTAAATCTACTGTGGTCTGAAGTATCAGCACCAAAACTAGTTAATTGATTTACAAAGTCATTATAATCTTTGTAAAAAAGAACATTATCTAAGTCATCTTTAATTACAGTTGCAGGCTCAAATTGGTAATCTGATCTTTTTGTTGAAATATCTCCAACATAGTTATCAGCTGCTGTAAATGATTTTGCAGTTTGTCTTCCAAAGTATCCGTTTAGTTTTTCTGCGACGCCAGGTTGGATTAACTGATCTAATGTGCTAGATAAAAATTTCTTATTTGTCTCAGTCCTAAAATAACGCGGCAAGTGCTGCGCACTTGTTCTTTTAGTATCCGAACCTCCGGCTGCTGGTACAGGAAATTCGTTCTGATCATTATTACTTGCCATGTCTAGCCGCTTCCTTTAATCAAATACTTTGTATTCCAGTGTTAGTAGTTTCTGATTCAGAAACAACTTTTCCACTTGCTTTTAATCTTGATGCTGTAATTGCATCAATAATTTCAATATTATCAACAGTTGCACCGCTAATAAAAATTTCGTCTGATTCTGATTTTATTTCAAACAAACTACCAAATGATTGGGTTTCTTGATCAGGCACCATAATGAATGTTACAAGATCTGGAGCTAATTGACTCATTACATAATTGCTTAATTCTGAGAAATAAAATTTATCGCCAAAGTCCCAATTTTCTAATGCAAAAAATTCATCTATTGCTGCAATAACTCTCGACTTAACATCGTTATCATTTAGAACCAAATCAGGGTTTTTAACAATTTTAAATGTTGCTTGAAGATCCACAGATGATTTATCTCCGAATAGTATTTTATACTTAACCGGATGATATATTACTTCGTCACTAAGTGACTTTATTTTGTTTATTTCAGTACCATATGACAAGAACAAACTATCTGTACTAGGTGGTAAAGGTTTAGTACCCTGGCCACTTAACCATAATCTAAATGCAGTGTCGTATGTTTTCGTTAATAGATATGTATCTATAATGTTACTTGCGCTCGGGTCAATCCTTGCACTATAATCTGCTGCATGGATATATTGGAATTTTAGATTGTCTCTACCAATCCTAGCACGGTAATTTGTTGTTACACTTAATGTTCCAAAAGTCTTATTAAGTGTTTCAAAAATACCTTCATCTACATAATAAAAAAGTTGTCCGTCATCATAAGAACTAAACGGTGCAAGATTTTCTTTTGTTTGCAAAACAATTACACCTATGTCATCTTTACTTACATAGTTGTAATCTTCAACACCATCTGTTGTTATATATTTTTCTTGGAAGACATATTTCTCTAAAGGATTTGTTGTTTCAGCAACTATTTCCGCAAATATTTCAGGATCATCAACAACACCGTCATCGTCATTATCAAAAAATGTTACTTGTATTTTTTTACTATCAACATAGCCTTCAGGATCTCTATATTCTTCTGTAACTTCCCAATCAAAATCTACTGTAAATGGTACAGTATCATCAGGTATAGTATTAATACTCATCACTTTAATCTTGTCTTTTATAATTTTTCCTGTTAGGTTATTGTAAATTTTATCGCTACTATCAAAATAGAAACGTATTTCTTTATCACTTTCAAATATATAACGCATGGCGCGATATGTAATAGTATATTTTTCACCGTCAGTTTCAAACAGTAACAGCCAACTTGCATCAAGTTGTTGGTTTGTTACATCGCCTGTTTTACCAATACTAAAATCGTTTGCAACATTTAGGTTATTTTCTGTTACAAGTCTCCAGGCTTGTTTATTTCTATCAAATCTCAAACCAAATGTTTTATAAGCAAATATTTGATCAATAACTTGTGTAATTACATCAGATTCTAATTCATATGAAATAGCAGGACGTATTTCTACTAGTCTAGAGTTTGATGGAATTATGTCGTTTAAAAACACAGGCCCTGTTCCGTCATCTGCTACTACAGTACCATCTGCATCTACACTTTCAATTTTTGCCCATCTATACTCTGTAACATTTTTTTGACCTTGTATTCCTGGTGCTGACGTTCCGTCTGGTAAGAAATATTCTCCTTCTGGAGGTAAGAATTTTACAAGTGTTCCGGGAACAATTAAACTTAATATAGATGAAGTATATGTTCCTAGTTGTGATTTAAGACCTTCTCTGTTTGTAAAATAACCTGTGCTTAAATTAGTAGCTGTGCTCGACTGTGTCCATTTAACTCCCAGGTCACTTACACTAATTTTAGGAAACTTATCATAATAATAATTTCTAACTTTTTTATCGCTGAGAATAGGTTCTATAGTATTAACAATAGCACCTTCAACATCTGTTCTTGTAACAAATGTAAATGATGCTTTAGGTGTTAAGTATTCTTTATAAATTGCTCCATCAACGCCAAACAAGTTTGTTTTAGAATATTTGCCTGTTGCATCTATTAAGTCAAAGTATCTGCTTATTCCACTTGCTGTTCTATTAACACTTTTTGCCTTAATAATTTCTTGGCTAACACCTAAAGGACCAATTTGGTAGTCTTCGGCAGTTACCATTCTATTTTGAGTGTAATAAGTAGATGGTGCATTTGCTTTAATACTTGCGTTTGTTTCAGAAACAGACGCATTATCTACTCTGTATTTTAATTCATATTGTATTGATAGAGTTTCTACTTTTCCTGATTTAGTTAGATAAGGTATATTAACACTTATTCCACGCATATCATCAGGGTTAGCAACCATTGTTTCGTTTCTACTTGTTCTGTAATAAACTCTAAATGCTCCTTTTGGTAAGTTACCAAAAACACCGTCTGAGAAAATTAAACTTATTCTGTCATCGACTCGTGTTAAAACACTATAAATGTTGCGTATATTTTTGTTTAAACTGTTGTAAATTACGTTGTTACCTTCAACAGATTCTACTTTAGACCAAAGTTCATTTTCATTACCAAAACTGTCTAACTTGTAAAGCCAAACATCTTTGTTGTTTATATTAACAGCATCAATTGCTACAACTTGATTAGTGGATGGGTTATTAATATTGAATACGCCTTCGTCTATTGTTCCTTGACGGAAGTGACTGAAAAATCCTGTGTTAGAGCTTGCCGGGCCGCGGCCGTCATCTCTGTAAAGGAAAGCAAAATTGTTTCCTGGAAACGGTGCTTCTTCTTCAATTACTCCATCAACAACGTCAGTGCTGACAATTTCAAATCTTACTGATCTACCATCAATTGCTTTTTGGAACCCATATACAGGAATTTCAGTATTTGTACTAAGCATTCTGTATTGATCTGTTGGAACACCATTTACAATATCTTTTTTGATAGGACGGCCAAATGTTCCATTTGCTGGTAGAGCAGCATTTAATATTTTGACAAATTGCTCGTACCAATCTGGGTTTGAAGGATCATTCCAAATAATTGTTTGGCCTGATAAATTTACATTGTTAGAATCGACAATATCTTCTGACGTAGAAACACTTTCTATTTTAAGAAGACCATTTGCTGCTTGGTTACGCTTTGGATTATAGGAAAGCAATCTTGCTAAACGTAATACACTTTCGCGGCGTTCTGCTAATTCTAAGTAGTTTTCACGGGCATTTAGATCAATACGGAAAGCAATATTTTGCCCTAAAAATGCTATCAAATCTATTAGTGCTAAGTATTCGCTAGATTCTACATAGTCGTTGAAATCCTCAGGATAGTTTTCTCTGAGGTAATTAATCATTGTTCTACGCAAGTTATCAAAGTCATAACTTTGAAAATCTGCGTTACGGAAGCTCTGATATACACGCTTCCAATCTTCTGCTAAAAGTAATCTGTTTTGTCTATCTGTAGATGACATTGTGCTTTCCTTGATCTATATTGATATTTATTAGATTTAGAAAAGTGCGTAGTTAATTATGCATTAAAAAATCCAGCACTTTCATCGAATTTCAATTGCATAGTTTCTGAGATATTATAAGGAAGATATGTTAATGTACATTCGATTTGTATGCCGCTTTCGTAACTATCTACAGTAATATTATTAACTTGAACCCTTGGATCGTAATTACATATTTTTGATACATTATTAACAATAGCATCTTGAATAGGTGGTGTTAAAGGTTCAAACAAAACGTCCCATATAATGGTTCCAAACTCAGGATCACTTAGCTTTTCACCTTGCCTTATATGGAAATGATTGATAATATCTTGTTTAATAAGTGCAATATCGTAGAGTACATAAGTGGAGTTATCAGGATTTACAGTGCTTAAACCTCTATAAGCTCTGCTGCCAGGTGATGTGTTTTGGGCCTTGTTATTTCCCTTAACAACTACTTGTTTATATAATCCTTTTTCTCTTGTACTCATAACTATATTTAACCTTATTAATCACCTACAAAAACATCAGGACTGCCTTGAGCAGTTACAGGACCGCAGTGAGAACCTCCTAATGGAGCACACAAAGAATCTGGTGCTGCTCCATCTGGTGTATGATTTACCACTGCAATATTGTTAATAAAAACTTTATTAGATCCTGCGTTTAATGCGCCTCCGCCATGCGAGTTGGGATCTCCATCCACTGATACTAACAAATTGTTAGCATATACATTAGACTGTCCTGCAACAACTGTTGTTGCGCCGCAACTTCTTGCATCTGTATCTCTGTGTATAGCAGCCATTATTTGCCCTTCTTAAATGTGTCTGGTATAACCGCAGGCTCAGCAACAAAGTTATTTGCTGTTTCTGCATCTAACTCGTTTTCATCCTCAGGATCTGCACTAGTTTTTTCTGGTACAAATTCTAAAGGATTTAAGTTTTCATGACCTGTCCATGGTTCATGTTGAGGTGTTCTAAACGGTGGATAAGCAGGAGTAGCAGTTGGTCCATTCATGTTGATTCCGTCAGGTGCTGTTTCTGTATGGGTTTTAGAATTTATGTGTGTGCCGGCAGCAGCAGTTATTCTGCCATCGTTTCCAGCTGTTAAGCAGATATTGTTACCTGCTTTCATTATAATGTCTCTGCCAGCAGTAATGTTTAGATCATTTTCTGTGTGTATGCTTACACTATCTGCTGCATATATGTCTATTTTTCCGTTAGACGTCATTTCAATCCAGCTAGTGCCCTTTGCGTTACTAATGTAAATTAGATCTTCGGTATTGTGCATCAAAATTTGATGTCCTGTCCTAGTTCTTAATCTAATTAATTCATTAGCAGGTAATGTAGGATCTCCCTTTTCACCTGCTTCTATAGAAGCATACTCTGGCGGTCCAGCTTCAGGACCACCGGCAGGTTTCTTTCTAACTAGATTAGGATCTCCGTCATCCATAACAAAAGAGCTTCCTCCTAATCTACTAAAAGGTACATTTATAGTAGCCTCATTTGTACCGTATTTTCCTTTTGGTGCGCCTGGTCTTCTATCTGATGGACCTGGCGTAGAAATTCCAAATACCATACTAGGCAATTCTCGTCTAGCACTTGATGTTGTTGTTCCTCTTATAGGATCTCCGTCTAAACCTGCGTTTTTTAACTGTGCAATGGCATCAGTATTACCCGGTTTAATGTACTGTGTAGGATCGCCGCCTTTGCCTGTTTCTAAACGCTTATTGTACTCGCCTACTGGTAGTGCTTTAGACTTATCTGTACTGTTATAAGTTGTTGCTGCATTTCCAGGAAGCATAAAATTCATATATTGATCTTGAACGCAACCGATCCAATAACCGTTAGAGTAATTTCCTTCAACAAAAATTACCATTACTAAACTTCCTACGTCAGGCGGGACCATCCACATACCATAAGATTTTTGAGTATCTGCATAAGTTGCATTTTTTGACAAATCTTTAAATGGTGTTACTCCATAAAACGGACTCATGTATTTTACAAATGCTGTTTGGCCTGATGTTTGTGAGTTGTTACCAGTTCCTGTTAGAGACAACAATTCTACTTCTAGCATACCCATATATGTAGAATCAGTATGTCCAATAACTTTTGCTAAAAACGGACCTGGGTCGCCTTTTTGAGCATAATCACTTGTTCTTTTTTCTTGGGCCATTTGTTTCTCTCTCTATGGTATGGACGGATCTGTTGAATCAATTTTATTTTCTTTTGCGCCTTCTTTAACAACAGCGTTATCGCCCTTGACTCCGGTCGCCTTGACATCTGTCTCTTGGTTGCGTCTTCTAGTGCAAACTAAGTTTTGTGTAAATTGTCCGCCATTAAAGTTGCTTGTAACTTGTAATACTTTGTATAAGCCATTAAATGCTTTTACAGGTGCTAATCCAAATCCAGGAAAATCCATCCAGCCATCAGGACCATAATCTGTAGGAGTTTTAAAAATCATTCGTAAATCAACTTCAGAATTCTGATAGTCCATTGTTCCGTCTTTTGTTATGTTTATAAAAGAACTAGGAGATGCAATATAGTTTCCCATGCCGCTATCACTCAAGTAATAAGGGTCTCCCCATATTTTTAAATCTATTTGGAGTAGATCAACAGGACTATTTACTAGTGCGTCATTAAACATTCTAGCAAGTTGTGTAGAATTGTTTTCACTTCCTGAACTTACTTTACCTGTAGTTGGTGCTTCAACTTCTTTTACTTTAGCTTGACCAGTTGCACTTACAGAACCGTCCCCTTGCGTTCCTTCAGATAATTTTGTAGGTGCTTCTCCGTCTGTAGCTGCTGTGCCGCCTTGCCCAGCTTGTTTAGATCCTGCATTATTTTGACCTCTGCTGGCTCCAATTGCTACAAAGAATGCATTATCAAAAGTTATGTCAAAATCTAATATATCTTTATTTTTTCCCGAGTAAATGTAATTGTATTCTTTTGCAGCCTGCATATTTAAATTCTTTTGGTTAGGCTGCGGTGAGCTTGGAGATGCAAAGATACTTGCATTAACCATATACGGAACAACTCTATAAACATAGACCTTAGGAGTAGTACCAGTAGCATCTACTGTTTTACCGTCCATCATATTAAAACACAAAGTTTCAATTTTAAACCATTCAACCATATTGTTTTGATCAGGCTGTTTTAGTCTTTCTTTTAACTGCTGTCCCCAATCGCTTGCAATAACAATTTCTTCAATAATTGTGTTAATTTTTGTGCCAACTTTAAATTGAAAAGTTTTAACACCTCTAGGTATTTGCAATTTTTGTCTATCTAACTGCGTTTTATCTTTTTCAGTTGTACTACCTAAGCCGCCAATTGGAGGATAATTGTTAGATTCATTTACATTAGGAACCAGTTTTGCTTTTCCTATACTGTTAATATTTTCGTCTTTCTCAACATATTCTCTAATAGTTTCTGCTACTTCTGATCGAGTAATAGTAATACCTAGCATACTTTTTAGTTGGTTGTCAAAGTCTGCAGGAACTTCTCCGTTTTGTATGCCTTTTATACTTTCGTATAATTCTTTTTTACGTTCTTCTTCAAAAGGTTCTTTACGGATTTCTCCTTCTTTTGTAGCACCTTCACTATCTTCTTTCTTTCCTAATATACTTTCTTCAAGCGAAGATCGTTTTGTAGGAAACATAACAACAAACTTGTCTGCTTTTGAAACTTGCTTTGCTTGCTCATTTTTTAGCATTCTAGTATTTAAAATTGTTGCTAAACTGTTGGCGCCTGACTGCAATGCTTCTTCAACTGTTCTACCAGTAATGGTCATATCAGTTTTGCCTTTTTGCACTTCGTCTGACATTCCTGTTTCTACCCAAGGAATAGCAGTACAAGAATATGTCGAACCTTCTTCTGCAACATTAAAAGTTACTTGTCCTAGTTTTATAGGAAAATGTCTTGTGCTTTTTCTTGATTTTACAACGTTGCCGCCATCGTCATAACCTATAAAATCTAAACTTAAACAGAAAGGAGCATCAATATAGTTTTTGTGTCCTGCTGCAAGTGCTGCTACTTGTAAATTTTCTAAAAATTGTCCCATGCTATATGGTTCAAAGACTTTAAATTCAAACTGAGCTGCAAAACTATTTTTAGTTTTTGGAGTTTGTGTAATCAAAGAAGTAATTTCAACATCGTCAATATAAAATTCCATCTTACCGCCTAATTCTGTTAAGGTAGGAATTTTATCAGAGGCGCCGCCACTGCGTAAAACAACAATTCTTGGACCAAATAGTCTATAAGTAAAATCAGGAAGATTAAGTTCAAAGTTTGTTAAACATGATAATGTAAAAATATAGTTGTAACTTGCGTATTGTTCTAAGTCGTTTGGCCATGGTGGGAATCCTGCAAACAAACCGTTCAACAATCCACTCAGTCCTCCGAACCCTGCGCCTGAAAATGCTCCGCCCAATGCACTTGCAAACTGTGTAACTTGTCCGGCTGCTTGCACTACAGGCGCAGCAACAGCACCTGCAACTTCTGCAACAGCACCTTCAACTGCACTAGCCACACCGTTTATAGAAATGTTACCAGATGTTTGCAAGGAAGCAGCAGTCCTTTGCGTTCCGGAGTTTGCTCCCGAATTAGGTTTTGTTGTTACAGGCTGGCCCGATGATGTTCTGACAGGATTGCCATTGCTATCTGTTACTGCTGCCATATTAAGTTCCTAGCAAACGTTCTAAACTATCGCCCTTAGGAAGATAAATTTGTGTTCCTGCTATTATATCATACACAGGATCTTTTATAGTGTTCATATTCCTTTGTGCAAATACCCACCATAATTTTCTATCGCCGTATAAATCATAAGCAAGAAGATCTGGACGGTAAGTGTATTGTGGTTCTATAGTATATAGTATGTCATCGCTTTCGGCTGGTACAGGACGAATTTTTAAAACATCTAAATATTCGCCATTTGTTTTTGTATTAAACCAAGGACTTGAATTATCATAGTTTGCCATTAGATAAATCCTTTACCGCCTAGAACATAATCACCCCTAACAAATCCATCCAAACTAAACTGTGTAACTTGTCGTCTGCTGTAGATAGGTTGTACTGTTACTGAAACTGTGCTACTGGTTGGAACCCAACTTCCGTTTGCTCCCATACCAATTTGGATATAATCAACATTTGGATCTAGTTGAACTGTAAAGTTGGTAATAATAACAGGCACATTTTTGAAAACATAGTCGCCGTAACCATTTAGTCTTACAACCGGTGGCGGAGCACCTTGGTTACTGGTATTTCCGTATGCCATTTTTGTAGCACTTCTTAAATAATGTACAACACCAATCCAATATTCTCCTTCTAGTGCATTTTCTATTAAAAAATCACCTGTGATTGTCATTTCGCTCACTTCACTGTTCTGGTAAGCAAAATATGAATAATTACTATGTATGGGAGAAATCGCGTTATAATTTGCCCTATGATTAATCAAAACCTGTGGTGTATAAGGAAATATCATACCGCCTGTTTCGGCTAACGGTTTTAATAAAGGACTACCTGCAAAAGTGGAAGGAACACTTAATCGAACTCGCCAATCAAGTTCATTGTTTGAGCCCCAGCTTCCGTCTGTGAAAGAAATCCCTGTGGGCATAGCACCAGGCAACAAATTTAGTGCTCTTAGTGCTTTTCCAAATCCTGTGTCAGAGACAAAATCTGTTACTGCTTGTTTAGCAGTACCTACAACAGCATTTTTTAATCCTTCGCCAACTTTTAATGCAGCAGATCCTACCATATTCTCAACAGAAGCAGATGCAACTGTGCCGCTAGACTGGCCAGGTGTCGGCACTCGCACGTTACCTGATGTAACTGGGTTACCGCTACTATCCCTAACTGGATTACCAAATCTGTCTGTAACTGCCATTTCTTTTTGTCTCCTTATACATTATTTAGTTGACAAAATTATGTGCGTATATTATAATAGTGTTAATTATTGGAGAACCTATGAGGAAAACTAACTACTTAAACAACAAAGACATTCTAGCAGAAATACACAAATCTAAGAGTAGCTTTTGCAGTTTTACTGAAGACAGCTATAATCAGTTTGATATTATTCTGCCAGATATAGAAAAAATCAATATTCGAACAATAGCAGAAGCAAAACGAAACAAAGCAAAAAGACTGAGTCAGGCAGATTATGAAACAAGAAAACTTGCTGGCGAAAAAGTAAAACAAGCAGATTGCGAAGTAGATTACAGAAAAATAGAAAAAACAGAACTAATTTTTCGTATCATGACATTTGATCACATTCCGGACGAGCCTGGACGCAAAAAGAATCCTAAAACAGTAGCAGATACAAAAGTTAAACTAAACTTTCCTCCATTCCAGCACTACAAGTTTAATGACAATGACGAACTAGTATGCGTAGGCAAAAGCCACTGGCATGGAGGAATGGAAAATGGACATTTTGTTCTTAAAAAAGGACAGGCCACTGAAAAACTTGCTCGCATGTGGATGAAATTATGTGATCGCTATGCTACCCGTGGCAATGTAAGAGGATATACCTACAATGACGAAATGCGAGGACAAGCAATCCTCCAATTGGCACAGATTGGTTTGCAATTTGACGAAAGCAAATCTAATAATCCGTTTGCATACTACACAGCAGCCGTTACTAACTCATTTGTACGTGTTATCAATATTGAAAAACGCAACCAAAACATACGAGATGACATACTGGAAATGAACGATATGAACCCTTCATATACAAGACAACACCAAGGCGAATGGGAAGCAGCAGTCAAAAGAGAAAAAGAGCTTGGAAATGGTTAAATTAACCCATTGACTTTAAACATGTTTTACCATATAATACATAGAACTATAAAAGAGGATTCAGTTTGTTTAAAAAGGCAGCAGTATTTACAGACATACACTTCGGACTTAAAGGCAACAGCAGAATTCACAACGACGATTGTGAAGAATTCGTAGATTGGTTTATTGAGCAAGCAAAAGAAAACCATTGCGAAACTGCAATCTTTTGCGGAGATTGGCACCATAATAGGAATAGTCTTAACCTTACTACTATGGATGCTACTATTCGCAGTCTTGAAAAGCTAGGCAAAGCGTTTGACAAATTCTATATGTTTGTTGGCAATCATGACTTGTACTACAAAGATAAGCGTGATGTAAGTTCAACTATATTTGGGAAGCATATTCCAGGTGTTACACTTGTTGATGAAATATATCAAGAAGAAGATGTTGCACTTGTACCGTGGTTAGTAGGCGATGAGTGGAAGAAGATAGAAAATATTGAAGCCAAGTATTTGTTTGGTCATTTTGAACTTCCAAGTTTTTATATGAATGCAATGGTGCAAATGCCCGATCACGGTGATTTACGCCCGCAACACTTTAAACATCAAGATTATGTGTTTTCAGGGCATTTCCATAAACGCCAAGTACAAGGTAAAATTCATTACATCGGTAATGCGTTTCCACACAACTATGCAGATGCATGGGATGACGAACGTGGTATGATGATCCTTGACAAAGAAAATGGTGCAGAACCTGAGTACATCAACTGGTGGAACTGTCCTAAGTATCGTACAACAACACTAAGCAAATTGTTAGAACCTGATGCAGATATTATTAAACCTAAAATGTATTTGCGTGTTACTATTGACTTGCCTATTAGTTATGAAGAAGCACAGTTTATTAAAGAAACTTACATTTCGCAACACGGCTGTAGAGAAATTACTCTTATTCCACAAAAGCAAATAGAAGAAATTACAACCGAACTTGATATTGCACAATTTGAAAGTGTAGATCAAATTGTGTCAAACGAAATTAGCGCAATAGATTCTGATAACTTTAATAAGAAACTGTTGCTAGACATCTATAACGAGCTATAAATGATTAAGATTAAAGATTTAACTGTAAAAAACTTTATGAGTGTGGGCAACCAGACTCAGGCTGTTGATTTTAATAAACAACAGCTCACTCTTGTGCTTGGTGAAAACTTAGACCAAGGAGGTGACGACACCGGATCACGTAACGGTACAGGCAAAACAACAATTATTAATGCGTTGTCATATGCACTGTACGGCCAAGCACTGACCAACATCAAGCGGAATAATCTTATTAACAAGACTAATTCCAAAGGAATGTTGGTCACCCTACACTTTGAGAAGGATGGACAAGACTATAGGATTGAGCGAGGACGTTCTCCTAATGTTTTAAAGTTCTATATCAATGAACAAGAGCAAGAACTGCTAGACGAGTCGCAAGGCGACAGTCGTAAAACACAAGAATCTATTAATGACTTACTTGGTATGAGCCATGATATGTTCAAGCATGTTGTTGCACTAAACACATACACCGAGCCATTTTTGTCAATGCGACAAAACGATCAACGTGCTATTATTGAGCAGTTGTTAGGCATTACTATTTTGTCTGAAAAGGCAGAAACCTTAAAAGAGCAAATAAGATCAACTAGAGATAACATTACAGAAGAAACAGCAAAAATAACTGCTATTCAATCTGCTAATGAGAAAATTGAAAAAACTATTAACAGTCTAAAAGCCAATCAACGTGCATGGCTTTCTAAAAAAGCTCAAGATGTTGATAAACTACAACAATCAATAACTAATCTTGAACACTTAGACATTGATGCAGAATTAGATGCACACGAAAAATTGCAAAATTGGAATGAACTTAATAATGCAATTACGGCTCTTAATAAAGAAAAAAGCACATTAGAGAGTGCATTACTGCGTGCCACTAAATCTGTTGAAAAGGCTGAAAAAGACATCGCAAATCTTGACGATGCTACTTGTTATACATGCGGACAAGCACTACACGACGATAAAAAAGAAGAACTTGAGACACGCAAGGCTAAAGAGCTTACAGATGCTTTAGCATATCAAACAGAAGTTGCCGACAAGCTAGAATCAGCAATGAAAGAACTAAAAGAAATAGGAGATATTAATGGTCGTCCTAATACGTTTTATGAAA